GAATTGTCTTTACATAGAAAAAGAAGATGCCTGTGATTTTTATTCGTCATAGCTGCGATGATGATTCTGATCCTACATATTCCCATGATCCAAAAATTACTGAATTTGGAAGAAAAAAAGCTAGAAGTACAGCTTTTGAATTGGTACAAAAGTATGGATGTCCAAAAATTATATTTTGTAGTCCATTCAGGCGCACAATACAAACAGAAAAGATGATGAAAAAGATGTGTGGATCGAAAACAAAGATATATATCGATAAAAATCTCTCTCGTTATTTTTGTGCTCGAGAAAAAGCTGATCCTCAAATTGATCCCGGAACAAGCAGATATGATACACCAATCTATGAATGTTGGAAAGGGTTCGAATATAGAGTAGATAAGCACTTGGAAATGATCAAACAGAATAATTTAATGCAAAGCAATGACATTTTCTGGTGTATCACGCATGCTTTAGTTTATAAACATGTTGCAAGAACATATTCGATAAACATACCATCTTATATACCATTCATGCATTATTTCATTCTTAATAAAAATGCAAAGGAAGTATCCAAATCCAAAAGACATCATCGTAGGTATAAGAGGAAAAAAAGACAAAGAAAGAAAGATAAATTTTGAAATTAAATAGATTTCATATTTGGCGAAATGTATTCCAACTACAAATCTAAGAAAAAGAAGGATTATAGGCAATTTTACTATTCATTAGGAAAGAAATGGTATAAGAGACTTATTCCTAGAGCTGAGGGATACACAATTTGCTTATTGAATGACCACCCAGAGTATACTTTATCCCAAAAAGTCGTAGTAGGTAGGGAAATATTACAAGAAAAAAGAGATGTTCATTCCCGTCTTTTTGCACTATTTAATTCCTATGTTGAATTATATAATTACCAAATGCAAATATCTCCTGATCAAAGATACTTTTATGAAATTATTTTTGGTAATTTACCGCAAAAACCGCATTTTGATATTGATGTCAAAGAATCAGACTGTCCAGAAGGAAAAGAATTAGAAAAACTAGGAGATATAGTTAAAGATGAGGTGATCACACATATTTTGAATGTTGGCAAAGAAAATGGAATAAATTTTAGTCTGGAAAAAGATATTTTAATTTACACAAGTCACGGAAAAACAAAAAGAAGCTATCATATAGTAATTCATCATTACTGTCATAGCAATCATGAACAAGCTAAAGTTTTTTATAAAGCTGTTACAAGTAAAATGACAGCAGAAAATAGATTTTACGTTGATCATAGTGTTTATTCTTCAAAACAAAATTTTAGACTGTTAGGTAGCCAAAAGATAGGATCTTATAGACCAAAGATATTTTGTGAGACCTATTCCTTTTTAGGGAAGGAAATAAAACATATTTATGATGTAGATTTTCGTTCCCCACAACATAAACAATTGGAATATTTTAAAATATCGTTGGTTAGTTGGATCTCAGAATGTGAGTATTTACCTTGTTTTCAAGATGAATCTCAAAGAGAACGTTATATTACTCAGCGAATAGATATGGACTATGGAGATCTTTCAGATGCTAGCGTTGAAGAAGCGATTCAAATTATGAATAAAAAACGTAAAATGGAAGGCTCAAAGTTTCCTTTTGCCGTAAGAGAAGTGAGAGGGAATGTTATTTCTTTACGTCGTTTACGCCCCTCGTGGTGTTATATTTGTGAACGAACACATGAACATGAAAATCCATACCTTTTGATTATGGGAAAGGATGTTTATTTTTATTGTCGCCGTGCTGGATCAAAAGGTTATTTATTAGGAACATTAACGGAATCTAGTCCCACCCCTAATTCAAAGTTATTAGAGTTGGCATCTGATGATGAAGATGATGGAATGGTTTTGTGTTTGGGGAACTATCAGCCTCCTGAAGAAAAGAAGAAAAGTCCTATTCTATTGGTGAGTAAATATTCCTCTGCACAACCAAACCAAGATGGTATCGTTGAGAAAGAAAAAGATGTCTTGGAGATACTGAGAGATTTAAATATCAAAAATCCAGAACCTGTTCATAAAATGTCTGATCAGCAGTTTCAGTCACAAACGAGATCTAGATATTACAGGTTATAGATACGAATCCTTATGAATCAGAGTTTTTATAGATGATAAATCATAGAAAATTAATACGAAGATTTCATATATGAAAATTTCATATATGAAGATTTCATATATAAAAATTTACATTCTTGATTTGGTTAGTTTTTTATATTTCTTTCCAAAGATGAGAAGAATCACACGATATACATTGGAAGAAACGAAAGAAAAACTGTCTGCAAAATCAGAGATATGTGGCATTGTAGTTCCAAAAGATGATATATTGGAACTGAAATATTTGGACGTTGGACCTCTTATTCGTGATGGGGAAAGAGGTAGTTGCAGATCAACTAATATATGGATTAACTTTCATACTCATCCCTTTGTTGTCTACCCTTGGCCTAGCACAGAAGATGTATTCAAAATCCTCTACGATCGTGAGTCTGAACCCATTTTATGGGGGAGTTTAATATTTACTGAATGGGGTATTTGGGAGCTTTATTCTCCTACCAAAATAACAAGAAATACATTGGATGAAATGTTTGAATGGTGGACAGTTAATGCTTCAGATAAATTATATTTCGATTTAGAACTTGATAAAAACAAACAAGTTCCTCCAGCAAACCAAGTTATCGATCAAATTCAAGATTATTTAGATCTATGGAATGAAGGTTTTGGTGAAATAGGAGTTGAAATTACTCTTACATTTTGGGAGGATATCGATAGTGATTATTCACTTCAAACAGGGCTATCTGACATTCCCTTTCCATAACTTTAATTATACAGATATAATAGAACTCATATATAACCAAGGTACAGATATCCCACGAGATTCCAAATCGTGAATTTTGTCATATCTTTGAGAAAGGATCAAAGGTTCCCATAATATAGAAAGAAGACTTTCTTGTGTTAACATACATCGATCCAGATGATAACATATATTAGCCGCTGCATTATTTTTTAATAATTGGGTTCTAATGTTTTCATCTGAAATTGGAATCCAAGCTAATCTCTCGATCGTATTTTCATCTCCATGATAAACTAACTTGCGGTAGTAATCCCCCAATAAAGTCCGGAAATATTTGCTTTGATAAATAGATATCCAAACAAATTTTAGAAATTCTTCCGAAACTTTATATTCTCCCAAAGCCGAAAAGACAGCAAAACTAAACTTGTCAGATTGACTTATACATGGTATCATCGGGTTTGGTCTATAATGTTTATTGTATTTATCTATAAAAATATCAACGTTTTTATTATGTTTATTGGGGTCTTCTATACAATTTTCGGCCATATTCAACCATTTCAAAAATACTTCTCTTTTTTCATATTCTATACACCAACAAATAGGGTTTTTTGATATATAGTTCATAATCGGAGATAACATTTGATTCCAATGTCTACAAACGAGACAATAGATAAGCAATGATCTCAAAGGACAAGTAATATTTTTAGATGAATTAAAATTCAGAGATGACCCAATCATTTGTTTAAAAATGACATGTTGTACTTCAGCAGGAAATGTATTCATTTTTTAACATTATTTATAATCTATATACATATATAAGATCAAATTATATATTGTTATATTGCAATCAATTGGTGTAACATCTTTTTACATACCTTTATACATGCGAGACAATTCCTTAAAAGTATATCCTTGCCCCTTGTGAGCCTTAATAAATTCTACCCAGGGATTAGATCCTTTTCCTCTACGATATTATGTTTTCCTGGTAGGAGAAACTCGTTTAGTAGGTGTCTTTCTTGCTGTTGCAGCTCTACTTCTTCTTATAGGAGAAGTACGACGGAGAGTGGCACGTCGAGTAGGTGAAGCAACATGAACAGGAGATCTGCCCCGAGTTCGGGCAGCATTACTTCCTAATCTTGAACGGAGTGGAGATAATCTACGTGAACGAACGGGTGATACATAACGTAAAGATCTTGTACTCATTTCTTATTTTATAAAAAAAAGAATTTTTTCTTAAGGAAATATTCCTCAATGGTTAGTTTTTCTTAATGATAATATTTATTCCATCAATTCATGAGTGATAAAAGTCCAACCTTCGTATTCGGCACTTGCAGGAGGAGCTGTTGATCCTGTTTCAACAATATTTGTGTTGTGAATTCTGGCAGCTTTTGTACCAGCATAACTGATGTCATTTTGGATGAATTTAGCATAGTTTCCGCTAGATCCTGTATTAAAAGTAAAATAAATAGAAAATCCATTTACACTATTTGCCACGGCAGGCTTTTCTAATGTATAAATAGTGTTAAAAAGGTCTGATTCAGATGCATTCCCCAACCCCACAGCAGTAAAATCTGCATGATTATCTACTACACAAGATGTAGTAGTAAATTGACCATCTGTATCTGAGTTGGGGGTGGGTCTGAAGGTGGAAGAAGTAGGTTCAGGTACAATAACTAGATTCCATTCTCCAGCATCAGAACCTTTATCATCGTGAGCTGGTTTACATTTCACTTTTACATCATATTTGTTCTTACAACATTTTTTGCATTTACCCATCTTTTACTTATTTTTGGATAAAAATAAGTAAAAAGAATACATTGTTTCTTCAACTTAATATTGCACTTGTCTTTAATGATTTTTATAATATTAAAAATGTAATATTCTTTCGTTATATACAATTCATCTAACTATACATGGTGGGACATTTTGTATTTTTATCCCAATGACCAAATATCATCTTTAATGAAGTCATTGTTTAGAAGAATAATAGTTTATTTCTTCAATATTAACTAAAGCGATATTCAGATATAGATTGCTTGAAAAAATGAAAATAAGTAAAGACGGTGAACCCGCAAAATGAGTTTATCCTATCAAAGTTATTTTTTGACTGATATTCCACATCCTTATAATAATATAGGTGATGGACCTGAAGGTCCTGAATGTGCTAAAATAGCCGACAGTTTAAATAGATCTATGGCGGGAAAGATTTTAGCATCTATAAATATTGAAAAGGGAGCAAAACATGAACGCCTCGATCAAGTTCCACTACCCAGGAAAATAGTAAAAGTTGAATCTCATGGGAAAAAGATTTTGTTTTATCTTGAACAAACAGATGAAGATAAAGAGGAAATCATCATTGGCAATGAGTTATTGATGTCTGGTCATTGGAGCAGAAAAAGAGTCAAATGGACTTTGTTTAGTTTCATTTTGCTTGATGGAGATACTTTTACTTTTCTGAGCCTCGTCCGTTTGGACGAACTAGAGCACTTTTCACAACTGAACAAAAAGAAAAGTATTTCTCCAGAATAGGTCCAGATTTGTTGAAAAATGTAATACCAGAGAAAGAATGGGCAAATAGATACAGAACTATGACTAAAAGAAAAAGAAAAAATGCCAGACCAATTTTGATTTGCGATGCTTTACTAGAACAATCGATTTTCTCTGGAATTGGTAATTATCTAAGAGCAGATATTATGTATGCCGCTAAAATTAGACCTGATAAAGCAGTGCAAGATATGACTGATGAAGAGTTGGAAATTTTACGTGTTGCAGCCCACATGCTAATTCGTAAATCCTATCAATCCAGAGGGTTTACAATGAAAGATTATCATGATGTAGATGGATCCAGTGGAAAATATGTGACATTGGTATATAATCAGAAAACAGATGCATTAGGAAATCCTGTTATTAAATCTAAATTCAAAGGTAAAAATCCCACAAGAAATGTTCATTGGGTTCCAGCAGTTCAAAAATAAACAATTTATATATAACTAAATATATAAATTGCGATTAATTCAGTCCTTATGTAATTTGGTTTTAATAATTTTCAAGTTTGACAACAGTTTGAGTTTAGTATCTATAATACTTTTACCTGAAAGAATATGTTCCGAAGCGTTTTCTCTAAGTCTTAAATTGTGTGGCAGTAGTTTACCAGAGTGAACATCAAGAAACATTCGAAAATGAACAATAGTTATTTTCTCCTCTCTCAATTTATAATAGGTAAAAGAAATACAAAAAGGGACAGTACTACTCAACCTACATATAATGTCCCTTCCATTTAAACTGAAGAAGACATTTTAAATGGAAGAAATGGAAAAAAATCTTTCTCTTCCCAATTTTTAAGTAAAAATTTCTGAGCCATAACTATTTCTTCATCAGAGATCGTTCTATCTTCCATTCCCAACCATTTATACAAAGTTCGAAAGTGAGATATTGGAATTAAAGAAGAATAAAAATTCTTGAGAGTTTTAGATCTAAAACTCTCATTGATTATTGAAAGTTCATTCAAAAATCCATTCTCTATGAGTATAGGTTTGGCTTCTTTATAAAATTTAATTAGATTTCTTCTTTGTTTATCTGGGTAGCAACGGAATGAAATGGAATCGATATTTTGCTTTTTATCATTATAATCAATGTACACCTCTTGGTGCTGTATCTGTATTTTCTCTCTCATTATTTGAAAATCCATTTTTGTCTTTAAAATGAAAATATTGCTTCATATTTCTGTCCAACCAGGATAACGAATCCAAATATTCATCCCATATTTAGTTCCTTTCAATACAGGAGTTCCACAATGGGATGTTTCACTAAGTAATTTATCTCCATATTGATTCAACCAAAAAAGAGCTGCCCCAGCATCAGGCACACAATATATATCTACTTTAGGGAAGTAAGTTCCTCCGCCATCATCCTTTTCCATATCATTTAACCAAATAAAAAATGTTGCAATGCGTTGTCCACCGTTTTTTAAAGCAATATCATCTTTTCCAGGCTCAAAATAATCCCAATGTTCTTGAAATTCCTCTCCTTCTTCATATTTTACTATCATTAATCCTTCTATCTGTGAACGTTGACAACTTGTTAATATACAAACTCTTTTAAGAATGGTTTCAAACAAAGGTACTTTATTTCCATATCCTGCATTTTCTGTTAAAAATACAGTTTGGCTAGTTCTAGTAGATGAGTTAACTAATTTTCCATCATGAATGATGGTACTTTTAGTGTATTTTCCTTTTGCTATTTCAATAACCTCTTCACATTCTTCAGAGGTTAAAAAATTCTTAAGTTTGACCAGATAGAAAGGGTCAAACAATAAAACGGTTCCATCGAAATCTTTCGGAAAAAAATCCTTATATAACCATTGGAAATATGGTTTTTGGATATTATCAATCCACGAATCAGACATTTTATTTGAAAAAAATTACAATTATAGTTTTTGGTCAATATTAATAAATAATTGAACTGTTAAGCATTTCAATTATATGTTTATTTCCTTAATTTGTAAACATTTATAACGATGAAATGGAATTTACATTGACTAAAATAAAAAGAAATTTGTATTCCAAAAAAAAACCTTACTTTTAAGCAAAAATTATTCGATGAATAATTTTTTTATTTTTGAATAAAAAATGGGTTGCAAGAAACACGGTTGTGGTTGCAAAGTAAAATGTCAATTTGTTCCTATTAGAGGACACACTGGACCTACTGGTCCCACTGGAAGTGCAGGAAGTACTGGACCTATTGGTCCGACAGGAAGTGTAGGAAGTACTGGACCTACTGGGCCGACTGGAAGTGGAAGTACTGGTCCCACTGGACCCGCTGGAGCTACTGGAACTTTTCAAGGTGGAAACATGAGATTCTTCCTTACTGAAGGTACAGCTACATTTATAGTACCTGCTGGTGTTACAGGAATGACTGCCTATGTTCAAGGAGGCGGTGGAGGAGGTTCTGGTCGAGGTAATAGAGGTGGAGGTGGTGGAGGAGGTGCTGGAGGTGAATATATTCAATCATTTTTCAGTATCGGACCCGGAACACCTCTCACTGTGACTGTAGGAGCTGGAGGACTTGGAGGAGTTGGTGGAGCTGGTGGAGATGGTGGAGCTTCTGAAATTTTAGACGTTGCACTAAATACTTTAGCAAGGGCTGAAGGTGGGGGAGGAGGATTCAATGGTTCAGTTGATGTTGGTGGAGATGGTGGAAATGGAGGTTTTGGAGGAGGAGGTGGGGGAGGAGGAACTGGTGCAGGTGGAGCTGGAGGAATTGGAACTATTATAAATGGATTTCCAGGAGTACATT